GAAAATGTAAATTTGACATTTGCGCTCCATTATGTTTATGATCAAATATCTGATTAGGACTTTTTTCGTAATGCTCCATTTTATATATATGATATTTATATCCCAAGTTATTTAATAGTTGAAAAACAGCATCTTTCTTTTCTTGATTATAATACATATGCCAGTGCATTTCTACCAGAAGTGCAGGTCTGCATTTTTTAATCAACTCTGAAGCACCCAAAATAACATCAAGATCACAACCTTCAGTATCAATTTTTATTAAAACCTTGCTTTCTTCTTTTATTTGTTCAATAAAACTATCTAAATTAGTAGTTTCAATATAGTCTTCCCTAATTGCAACTCCTTCTTTACCATATAAGTCTTCTGCATAAATAGAAAAATTTGCAGTATTACCAGAATGTGAAACTATGCTATGCTTTTGTCCTTTTACATTAGAACATAAAATTTTATGATATTCTACTTTTTCTGTTTTTTCTGGACAATTCAAAGAATCACAATGTTTCTTAATTCTAGCTTTCGCTTCTTCAATAGCACTATGCGAAGGTTCTATAAAAATTATTTTTTTATGAAGATCAAGCATTTCAATTGTCCAAGCTCCAATATTTCCACCAACATCTATAAAAAGATCAGCATCTAAATAATCAAATTTAATATGATCAATAGATTTTAACATATACTTCATTATATATGTGCAAATTATTTTATCTAATTTATTTTAAATATTTATTAGAAAAATTCAATTCAAAAAATTAAAATCTTAAAATGAGCAATAATTTTCAAGAAACATATCACGGCAAAAAAATAGATACTGCAAATATTCTTAATATCGAGGATGCATCAAAAATCATTAATGGCAGAAAAACAGTAGTTATTACTGGAGTTACTGGTCAAGATGGTAGTCATATGGTTGATTTCCTATTAAAGAATACTGATCTATTAATATTTGGCGGAGTTAGAAGACTTAGCGTTTATAATCATAAAAATATTAAACACATTAATTCTGATAGATTTCATTTGATTAATTTTGACTTGACAGATTCTCATGCTATTGCTAGAACTGTAGAAAAACTGCAACCAGATTATTTTATTAATTTTGCTGCTCAAAGTTTTGTTGCAAGTAGTTGGGATTTTGCTAGACAAACTTGGGCAACTAATTCTACTTCAGTTCTTGACATTCTTGAAGCAATTAGACTATATAAACCATCTTGTAGATTATACCAAGCTGGATCAAGTGAAGAATTTGGAAATGTTCTTTATGCTCCTCAAGATGAAAAACATCCACTAAGACCAAGAAGCCCTTACGGAGCAAGTAAAGCTGCATCTAGGCAACTTATTAAAGTCTATCGCGATTCTTATAAACTTTACGCAATTCAAGGTTGGTTATTTAATCACGAAGGAACAAGAAGAGGAGAAGAGTTTGTAACAAGAAAAATTACTAAAAACATAGCCAGAATTCATAATGCAATTAAGAATAACGAAGAATTTGCTCCTTTGGAACTAGGCAATATGGATGCAAAAAGAGATTGGAGTGATGCCGAAGATTTTATTGAAGGAATCTGGATGATGCTTAATCAAGATATTTATAACAAAAATTACGATGGCACTCCTAAAGAATATGTATTTTCATCAAATGAAACTCATACAATTAAAGAATTTGTTGAAAAAGCATTTAGGTATGTTGGAATAGAAGGTCATTGGATTTATATAAATGATGGTCGTCCAGAAGATGAAATATTTTGCATGAAGAAAAATAATGATGATTTCCATTTATTAGTTAGAATTAATCCTAAATTCTACAGGCCAGCAGAAGTAGAATTATTGCTTGGTGATTCTACAATGGCTAGAAAAGAACTAGGATGGAGGCCAAAAATTTCATTTGACAATTTAGTAGAAAAGATGGTAAGATGGGATATTGAAAATTACAAACCATAAACTTTGTCAATTTATAGTTAAAAAATACGTTAATCAAAAAGTAGATTGGCCAAGAGAAATTAAAATAGCTCAAAAGCTAATTAAAACGTATAAAGGTTATTCGTTTTGGAATAGTTTAAAAGATTTAAAATTACCTAGTCTGGCTTGGTTTTTAACAGATGAAGGCAAGAAGTTTATTGCAACAGAACAGATTAAAGATAAACTAACTTTAGAAAGACCACAAAAGATAGAATTAGAAGAAAATAAATTAGGACAAGATAAAAAAGTTTGCCAAAAGCCTAAAAGTCTGTTAGAATTTATATCATATGGCAAGAAAATCTAAAGAAGAAGTCGTTGAATCATCTGGTCCAAGCGCATCAGATAGATTATTATCATTTTTAAAAGATAACAAAGAAGATCATTATAATTTCGAAGATGAAATTTATTATAAAGTATCTACTGGTAGCTTAAACCTGGATATAGCTACAAGCGGTGGTTTATGCCCAGTGTTGCATAGATTTATTGGAATGAATGAGGGTGGTAAAACCTCAGAAGCACTTGAAGTAACAAAGAACTTTCTTAAATCAGTAGAGAACTCTAGAGCTTTGCTTTTCAAAGCAGAGGGAAGATTAAGCAAAGAAATCAAAGAGCGTTCTGGAATTAAGTTTGTAACTGATCCTAAAGAATGGGTCGATGGAACTTGTTTTGTATTTGAGTGCAATATCTTTGAAACTGTTTCAGAACTAATGAAGGATCTTATCCAATCTAATGATGAGAATAAGAGATATATCTTTATTCTTGATTCAGTTGACGGATTGATGACTAAAGGTGATGCTCAAAAAAGCATGACAGAAGCAACAAAGGTCGCAGGAGGAGCAGTTATCTCATCCATGTTAATGAAGAAGATTTCTCTTGCGCTTTCTAAACGTGGTCATATGGCTATTTTTATTAGTCAAGTACGATCTGATATTAAACTTGATCCTTACGCTGCGAATAAGGATATTCGCCAAACTACTGCAACTGGTGGAAATGCCTTATTGCATTTTGCTAATTGGATTCTTGAATTTGAACCAAAGTTTAATAAGGATCTTATTCTTGAAAAACCAAATGATAAATATGATCCAGTAAAGAATAAAATTATTGGACACAATGTAAAGATTGTAATTAAAAAATCAACTAATGAATCTACAAATTCCAAGATTCAATATCCAATCAAATATGGTCGCAAAGATGGATCTTCTGTTTGGAGAGAATATGAAGTTATTGATCAAATCCTTGCTTGGGAATTTGCAACAGCAAAAGGTGCATGGGTAACCTTTTCTGATGAGATTATAGAAGAACTCAAACAACAAAATATTGAACTCAAGAAACAACATCAAGGGATTGATAATCTACGGGCCTATCTTGAAGAAAATAAAGCTATTGTCGATTATTTTTATAATAAATTTATCAATACTTTGGCTTCATGAGACTATTAAATATTAACGGCACGCTCGTTAATAAAAATGTAAGAAAATACTTAATAGATTGGGAAGCTAAAAGTCGTAGTAAATTACAGTTTAAGTTTAAACAATTCTTTTATCCATATTGGAAAAATCATATAGTTTATGAAGAGTTTCCAGTTTATGGAAGCATGCTTAAAGTTGATTTATTAAATGCAACTAAAAAGATAGCAGTTGAGATACAAGGCAATCAACACGAGAGCTTTAATAAGTTCTTTCATGATAATTCACGATTAAAATACCTCCAAAGCATAAAAAGAGATGTCAAAAAGGAGAAATGGCTTGAAACTAATGGCTTTAAATTCCTTGAACTCTATGAAGATGACTTAAAGAATTTATCACCACAATATATAGAAGAAAAGTGCGGAATATTAATTATTTAAGTGTAAAATCTGGTAGTGACAAACAAAAAGAAATTCAATTTTCCTAATAATCTGTTAAAGCAATTAGACGAATGCAGTTTCGGCGGATATATTTTATTTAATTTTAATTCTAAGGGTGACCCACAAGTATTTACAAAATTTGATAATCAAATGAATGCTATGGCTCTATTATATTATCTTGGTTCTTGGAGTAGTACAGTAGATCAAATGAATATGGATGCAACCGCAGATGCTATAATGGAACAATCAGATAAAAATAATAAAAATAATAATGATTTTGATAGTGAAGATGATGCAGAAGATAACGAAGAATAAAATACTTTACTTGACTTTTAATTTTTAACGTAGTATCATATATAGAATGATTTATTCTGTTCAGATTGAGCGACATGTATTAAGTGGTTTAATTAAATATCAAAATCTTTTTGCAGATATTGATACCTTTATTTCAGAAAATGATTTTTATAATGATGTTCATTCTACAATTTATGCAGTTTATAAGAACATAAAACACAAAGGCGAAACAGTTGATAAAGTACTATTAGCAGAAAAAATTAAAAACTTAGGTATTTCTTTTAAAGATGATATTAATATTTATGATTACATTGATAATCTCTCCTTTTCACAA